ACGTACCCCCGAGGATGGTTGAATTGAGGCAAGTTTACTGGGGTGAGCTCTTTGACATTGTCAAGAGTAAGTACAATAGCTTGGAGATGCCAATTGTGCAAAACTCACCTAGCCCAGGAGCTTTATGGCTTGAAGGTTATGATGGTACGGAAGGTGTTAGAATATCAAAAGTTTGCGGCCAACATCACCCAGAATGGCCAGCAAATTTTCATTATGGAGAGTGTTCAAATTGGGCCCCCACAGACTGGGATAGTTTGTTGCCTAAGGCTGCTAGCTTGTCGAGAATGGCACGTGCCCTTTGGAGGATAGTCAATGACAAAACACGTCATAGACAATTGAGTAAGAGCCAGCTGGAGAAATTGGTTACTGAAATCAACAAGGTTGTCATCTTTACCTCAGAGTCAGCTAAAAATAGGCAGATGAATAATAACATGTTAGATTATTTGACAACTTTGTTCATGGGAGTTAGCGGGTGGGACAGAATTTCACAGTTACACACTCTAGCAATTCTTGCTAATGTTGGAATGGGCACATCTTACGACTCTTTAATGGGGCTGTTGACATGGGCTTTGGCTACTGACTATTTTATGTTGCACTGGCAGGCATTGAGGAAGCTAGGAGTAGTTAGGTTGAGGCGCGATATACAAGTTAAGGTACTCAAACTTTATGAAACAGCAGTAAGTCAGTCGGGACATACTTTCCTAAATAATAATTATATACCATTATCTAAAGATTCAATCTTAGCAGTTAAGGGTATTAACTTAATATGTGGAAGGGATTGGTCTCAGCCCCTACAGGTTGAGCTTGAGAAGCGCTGTGTTGCTAGAAGGCCTATTGTTGGGACAAATCCAGAGACAGGTGAAAAAGATGAAGTTATGGCGTTTGCTGTTATGATGTGTTCTCTGGCAGTATCAGCAAGGCAGATAGGCCTACACAAGAAGTGGAGGGAGCAAGACACATATTACGATTTCATAAAAGACCGGGCAGAAAATATGGCAAAAGGAGCCCAGTCTGATGTGAAGTTGGGGGATTACAGTGGTGAGTCAGTACCTAAATTGGTGATGCCGATTAACTTCTCAGTTCAGCGTGTTGCAACAGGACTAGAAACACTAATACAAGACAAGACTGTCAAAGTGATTTGGGTTAGCCAGGTAGGGGACTCGCCCATGGTGTTGGAGTTGTGTAATCAGCTCAATATCAATTACCTGTCAGAAGAGGAGTTGAGCCTAGTCAAGTTAGACAAGTGGATGTGTGTGATTAACCAAAATAGGCCGTCACTGAAAGTCGGGTGTAGCTTATCCTATGTTGGGAGCATATTAACTCGCTCAGAACTAAAAGAAGTTAGGAATGCCTGGTTCAACTATATACATGCCTGCGTGTTAACCACACTTAAGTCAGAAGGGAAGAAAGTTCGCATAAACAAGAAAGCAGCAGCAGAAGAGTTGACTATTGATGACTTCATGTACCAACGGGATAATGTAGTGCCTAGGTCAATTGTTTCTCATAGTGATAAGAATGAGCCAGGGAAACTAAAGGGTAGGATGATCTTGGGTTTAGATTTGTTCACTTTTTCAGTGTGTGCACATGCGTCTGAAATTTATCAGGAAGTGCTAGAGGAGGTGCTAAGTGACTCCGTTGACAGCACCGACCCTGTTAGAGCTTTTCAATGTCACTATCAACTCAGTACGATTATTTGCACATTACCATTTCTTGTTTATGCTTGTATAGACTGGTCCGACTTTAATATACATCACACGCTTGAGTTCATGGCATTATGTTACATTGTGCGGGCCATGAATGTTGGGGCAGGTAACTTTAAGAGTGCTGAGGCTTATGAAGACTGGAGGAGAAGTTGCTTTTGGGTCGCCAACTCCATTTACAACTCAAACATCAAGGAAGTTAAAGGTGATGAAGTCATATTTCACCGAATAAAAACTGGTCTCTGTAGTGGTGAAAGGGACACATTTCTGAGAAATCAAGAAGGTCAAACTGCTTTAATGCGACTGGCAGCTAAGGAAGTTCAAACTTGTTTAGGTTACACAATAAACCCAAGCCTTATAGACAAGAAGAAAGGAGATGACTATATTGCTGTGGTTAAGCTACTAGATGCAATATTGTTGTTGGCAGGGTGTGTGTCCATAAATGGAGATTTGAGGGCAGATGGGCAATATATCAGTAATGATTTAGGTGAGTTTTTGCGAATCATACACTCAGTTGACGGTCTAAGTGGGCAACTGTGTAGAGCGTTGGGGACTGCAAATGTCAAAGCTTACCAAACTAAGGAGGTTCTGGGTGTTTATGAAAGAGCTGAAGACATAACTAGTATGTTAAACACAACATACCGTAGAGGTAGGTCTATTGAGAGTTGTTTTCTATGTTGGGATGTGTGGGCATCATATGGGTTAAAGCTTAAGGATAGCACTGTCCAGGGTAAGACTTGGGGTAAGCTGCATAATGCCATACTTTATGCATCGAGGAAGCAGGGTGGATGGGAAGTTGGAGTAGGACCATCTACGCCTCTACAAATGCCCAGGCACTTGGGAGCAGCTACGACAAGTAACAGCGTAATGGCCGCCTCTGCAATGGTCACAAAAGCACATGCTACAAATGACCAACTGTCAAAATACCATCACGTGTTGGTAAACCGGATAGGGGTGGATTTTGCGGCTGGAGTGTTAAATAGCATAAAGCAGAGTAAGTTGGCGTCAGTGTTTGAACACACGTTGAGCCCTGGTGGTGTGGACGAACTGATTAGTGAATCTTCACATGCCTTGGCAGAATGGAGTGGCAGAATAAGCAGAGGAGGCCCAACATCCCCATTAATTAATAAGTGGTTTAATAGAGATGCAAGCAACTTATTTACATGGCAAGGTGAGATTAGACGTGTTGTGATAGCCCCAGAGTTGTCAGGGAAGACTCAGTTTATAAATAGGAGGGACCCAAGTTGTGCGGCAGGCAGTCTCAGTGGTAATAGGGTAAACAAGCTTCAGCAAAATGGGTTACCTACAGTCCTAAATGGGTTGTACGATGCTGACCAGCTTATAGGTGCCTATAAAGGGTGGCCAGAGCAAGGGAGCAATGGTGAGCCATGGTGGGAGCAAGAGCAGTGGGCTGGTCACCATAGCAACTTGTTGGAGTGGTTATTTGTCGGATTGGCATCCACTAAGGGCAGGTTCATAATCCTAACAAACTTGCCACTGGACATGCTTGACAGGCTAGGTCGTATACTTACCAGGTATAAGCATTTAACTTTTCATTTTGTAGATGTGCCGCTAAGCATGTTAGAGGCAAACTCCAAGTTGGCCACAGTGTTAGGATTGAGGAGTACTCAGCCCAATAACGCAGTGGCAGCATATAGGTCAAATCAGCAGAAGCTTGATTGGGCCAGACGGCATAACTTGCCCACTTTCAATTCCATACGTGATGCAGTATACTGGAAGGAGTTGGTGATAGGGAGTGTTAGGACTGAATTATCATTCTACGTCATAACAGTAATAGAGGAAGTTCAGAGAGTTATTGTCAAGCTGTGTACCTCCGGGGATCATGAATACAATATGACCGATAGCATCGTATCAAGAGTGAGAAGGATTTGCTTGACATTAAAGTTAGGAAGTTGGTCAGAGATATTGAGGGCCACAGAAAAAATAACTGGTGTTAGGAATCTAGGTAATGTGTTCGATATCATAGAGGACGTACTATCCGCGGCAGATAAGCAAGATGATGTTGAGGTTATGAGGCAAGCTAGGGCCAGTTTTGGAGAAAACAACCTCGAAGATATCTTGACTTATGATGTGAAGCATAGCAGACTGCTACAGAGTGCTATGAGTGCAGAATTAGGGGCCATCCTATCAAGTATGACAGAGAATTTGATAGATCACGGATACTCAAGTGTGAGAGATATTAGGTTCTCTGAGTATGCAACGGAAGTCCTTGCAGCGGTTGAAGACGGGCTTTACAACGTGCTGGTGAGTGATTCAAGGGTCATGAGGTGGACAAGATATTAGCCCAGCTGTGCAGAGTAAGTAATGTAGTTTACAAATAAATGGTAAGTTGACAATAGTAAGGCCCATTAAAGTTTTAAGTAGTAATTATAACAAAAAATTGATATTTTAATTAAGGAATTAATTAAAATAACCCC